ACTACCACAGCCGCCCTAAACAAAAGAAGCGTAGGGCTCAGAGAAACTCCGCAAGGCGAAAGATGGTGGCCGTAGGGCGCGCTCGGAAAGGTGACGGCAAGGATGTAGACCACAAGAACCGCAACACAGCAGACAATAGATCTAAGAATCTGCGAGTGGTCTCAAAGTCAAAGAATAGAAGTTTTTCCAGAAAGCGTAAATAACTACATGCACACCCACGTATACATAGACCACGATTTGGGTGTGATCGTAACAGTCAAAACGCAACACCCTAGCTTTGACTGGGCCGGTTTAGAGCGGCTTTTAGAAGGTTAAATAGGGTTGTTTAGGGTTCATAAGGTTTTTTTTTCCGGAACCATAATTTGTAAACCTTTACACAACAATAGTTTGTGTAAAAAATATGGTTTTATGGTTTTATGGTTATGGTTAGTCCCTGGTTCCTGGTATCTCCCCGTGGGGTATCTCCCTCCTCCTATATATAATATTATAAACTATATATAAAATAAAACCATAAAACCATATCATAGGGGCTATCTGCCTTGTAAATCAACGACTTATGAAATAAGGTTTTGTCAAAAAAAACCTTATTGAAACCATTAAAACGTTATATCAGAGCTGTTAGAACCATATTTTCTCATTTGAGCTTCGAATTCAGCCTCTTTGAGCATCTTTTCTCTTTGCTTATCGAATACGTCTTCCATCTTGCGGACCAAAGCGTCACGGATTATATCCGAAAGTGATGAGCCTTCTACCTTAGCTGCTTTGCATAGGTTGTCGTACATGGTCTTGGGTAGCCGGACAGCACATGTTATATCTTTGTGTTCACGGTCTAACCCTTGTTTTTTAGTTGAGGTTATTCTGTTTTTTGATGTTTTCTTCATATTTTTTAAAGTGGTGTATAACATTGTTACACAATATGTAGTGTGTTGCAAATAAAAGTTAGTTTTTTTGCTGACAATCGATTGTTATACGTTGTACGCCATTGTATAAACATTCCTATGCCAAAGGACACTCAGTTGAACATTCGTGTAAATAGCGAACTGCTAGAAGAGCTAAAAAGATTAGCCGAGGACGAAGTGACGACACCCTCTCAGATAGTACGAAAAGCTATAACCTTATATATACGCCAGGCACAGGATGAAGCCAAAAGGAATTCTTGCGTACGATCCGGGGTGTAGTGGTGGGTTAGCAGTACTACATCCAGACGAACACACAGCTCTGTACCCTTGGCGTACGGAGCATGAGATGCTGGAGGTTATACGCTGCTTTCGACCTGAGGCCTACGAGGTTGTGATAGAAGACGTACCTGTTTATGTCTCTAGTCTCACAAGCAACGCCTCTAGCTTCAAGCTAGGGTACAATTTTGGCTGGTTTGTGGGTGTTAGCCGAGCCTTGGGGTTCGTAACAAATTTAATCAAGCCTAAGGCCTGGCAGGCAGGCTTAAAAGGCCTAAAGCCAAAGATGGGGTACACAGCCCGTAAGCGTATGCTCAAAGATAATGCCTGTCGCCTATACCCTGAGGCCAAAGTCACAAACGCCACGGCCGATGCTCTTTTAATAATGGATCACTGGAGGAACCGATGACCCTGTTAGTAATACTACTGATAACAATAATCGCACTTGATGCGGTGTTTCCCAACTAGAATAATATGAAACTAGAGACCATACCTGACGAAGACGTACCAACCAACCCGGCTGTAGAATATGAGGACGGGTTCGAAGTCCTCGGTAAGATCAAAGTATTAAAGATTCCGACACCTGGTGAAGGTAGCGAATATAAGATCGAGCTATCCATAGATGAGGACCTGACCCGTGATATTTTGAAATACGGAGCTGAAATCACAAACCAAGTAGACCTGTTGCAGACAGGGATTCGCAGTGGTTTGATCAATCGGATAGCCCGCCTGAAAGAAAAATAAAACTTTTATTTGACGCATGTATAACATTGTGCTTACATTTAGCGTGTACACACAGTACAACCCCCTAACATTAGGGGTTCACCACTAAATATATATCTAACATGGAATCCACAGAAGATTTAAAACAGCTAGTCGAAAGCCAGCAAGAAACGATCAACTCATTATTAGAACGCCTTACTATAGTAGAATCTAAGGGGGTTGCTCCTAATCTTATGCGAATAGTACACCCGGAAAACCTCGAGCTAAATTTAACAGATGATGGCTGCTGCAAACCGAGGCAGGCGTCTGCTGAAGAGCCTACCGAGTAAACTAACCCCTAAATACAACACACCACATGGATAAGATTAAAGAATTGGCGCACCAGCTTGATATGCTGGATGTAACTATTGGAGGTATACTCGACAGGATAAAACGCCTCGAGTCTCTGCTTAAGTCGCAGGATGAACTGTAATATTTGCGGCTGTGGCACCTTCACGAAAGAAACTAGACGGAACAAAGGAGAAGCAGGACGCGTTGTTAGGAGACGTCGTGAATGCCCTTCTTGCGGACACCGTTTCTCGACGAAAGAAGTCTACGCGGAAGACCTCAAACTTATCGTCCAAGAAAGTCAAAGAGTCAGACAAGAGTATCAAGCCCTTGCCTATAAGTTGGAAAGGGGGCAACTATGAGGATGATCCTACGGATGCTGACAAGCGTTTGGCTGAGTTCATGCGAGGAGAACGCACCCTTACTGAAAAAGACGGCACACTCCATACTTATCAAAATGATGGTCGCTGTTATAAGCTCGAGGAGATTGGTCAGGTCATGGGCGTTACTCGTGAAAGGGTGCGCCAGATTGAGGAACATGCTCTACGGAAGATGTGGAGGCTTATTCGGTCAATGAATCTGCGTGAAGATTTGACCGAGGGTGATTGGTTGGACATTTTAGCAGGAGGGCATCCGAATGAAGACCCCTACGGTGCCTGATTTGTATGAGTGGCAACAAGCACATGCAGACAAACTACTTCGTTCCATGTATGTTCACGGTTTCGCCAAAGATGGTAGTGACACCGGTACTGGAAAGACTTACATTGCTCTGTCTGTAGCCAAAGCCCTTGAGCTTACGCCCTTTGTAATTTGCCCTAAGGCTGTCATCCCTGCGTGGAAAGAAGCTATCCAAGCATTTGGGTACAAAGTACCCTTTGCTTTTAGCTACGATAAGATGCGCAGGGGTGACACCGAGTTTTATAACGGTAAGTTTTGGTCACTCAATCGAGACAAAGTTTGTCTGATTTTTGACGAGGATCATAGGTGTAAGAGCCCCAAGAGCAAAAATGGTAAGATGATGGTTCACGCCAAGAACGCAAAGCTACATGTTTTAAGTTTAGGCGCGACAAGTTGCACCAACCCAACGGAGATGCGAGCGCTAGGTTATCTGCTTGAGATGCACAGCGATAGCGATTGGTATCGATGGTGTCTAAAGAACGGCTGTAAACGAGGACTCTTCGGGGGCCTTATTTTCAACAACAGTAAGTCCGTTCTCAAGAAGCTACATGACCATATCTATAAGCTTGGTCGAGGCAGTCGGATCAAGATAAGTGATCTGCCTAGTGGCGCATTTCCCGAGGGGATAATATCAGCTGATGGTTATGACCTAGCTGACAAAAAGGAGATAAAATTGATATATGAAGATCTTAGAAATGCCTTGGATACTATTGATGCTCGCGTGGCATCTGATGTTGAGTCTGCTCTGGTGGAGCAGTCACGAGCTCGTCAACAAGTTGAAGCGCTAAAGGTACCTATACTCGAGGAGCTTGCTCGGGATGGTTATGATAGTGGCAATTCCGTAGTTATCTTTGTTTCTTTCCGAGAATCTATGGAGCTATTGCTGAAGAGATTATCGGGGCTGTGTGAGATAAGTATGATCCATGGGGGTCAGGACGGTTTCGCCCGTAACCAAGAGGTGAAGAAGTTTCAGACCGACCAAGCTCGCATCTGCTTATGTACGATACAGGCTGGTGGGACCGGCCTGAGCTTGCACGATGTCAATGGGGACCACCCTCGCCTGTCTTTAATCTGCCCAACCTTTTCTGCGATTGATTTTAAGCAGACATTGGGGCGGATCCATCGGGCTGGTGGTAAGTCAACTGCTGTGCAGAAGGTGGTCTTTGCCAACGATACTGTTGAGATGAGGGTCTGCCAAGCTGTGCGCAAAAAACTTAGAAACATCGATCTTATAAACGATGACGAGATGAACCCACTGATATGAAACTAATATTATTAACCACCTTACTTCTAATAACCTCATGCGCCCATCAACCCAAGCAACACGCTTGCGGTGCCTGTCCGATGCCAGGCCATGGACCATGCCCATTCGAATGTTTATCATGAAAAAATTACTAGCCTACATCCTTCGACCTGTGACCTTAATCCAAAGGGCAATGCGCTCAAACCTGCCTAAACAAAAGGAAGACATGAGACAAAGACCTTTTTTGTAAAAATAATTTGCATATGTAATACATATGTATTACGATTATTGCGCACCACTAACAACAACACACCACAATTATGAGAATAAACCCAGAATACTTCGACGGCTCCGACGACGAGCCTCAAAAAAAACCCAAAGAGCACGAGTTCAAGAAAATCTACATCGACGATTTTTCTGACTTACCTGAGGAGCAGATGCATGAGCTTGAAGCCATGCGCGACAAGGTTGCGACCATGGTAGAGAACGAGATTAAGAACAAACCCGAAAGGGATCCGCTTCTTACCTACATAGCCCTCTTAGCTTTGCAGACTTATAACCTGACACGAGACCAACAGAAGATGTTTAACAACGCATCTATCTTAGCTGAAGGTTTAGATAGAGCTTATACCGAAATAAATAGTTTAGGAGGAAATCTATGAGTGAAGAAGGTGAGGATAAATGGTGGGAACAGTACAAAGACAAAGACAACGACCTTCCTATTATACGCATTGTATCAGAGGAAGAAGAGATGCACATCAAGATGGGCTTAGAGATGGAAGACAAAACCAAGAAAATGCTTGTTAAATGGGGCAAAGAGGTAGCATCCGACGAAGATTACGTGACTATAGCGATTCGAAATGGTTTAGAATACATGCTGGAGGAGCTGGAAGATGAAAATAGTGATAACTGATTCTATGTGCGAGTACTCCGCAGAGATGAAAGACGGATGTACTCTGGACGAGGTTGTAACCGAGCTCAAAGGTTTACTGGTTTGTTGCGGGTTTAATCCTAAGCTAGTTGATCAGCATTTAAATGAGGGTGAGTGGGGGCTTGCGGACGATGAGTAGTCCAGAAGAACACCACGAGCTTGGGCCGAGCACACTGAAATATGTGGAGCTGTGCCCCGGGTATCGTAGCACAAACGAAACTAATCCTTTTGCCGAAGAGGGTACTCTTTTGCATAGTGCTGCAGAAACAGGCAACATGGAAGGCCTGTCTGAGGAACAGATCAGACTTGTATCCAGTTGCCTTGATTATTTACAACATCTTGAAGATCGACCCGAGGTAGAGATCTATAAAGAACTCAGGGTCGAAATAGGATATGAGTGATGGAATTAGACTCACAATGCTTGTTTCTCGGGATGTTGTCATGGGCTATGAAGTCGTACGCCGTGGGGGTAGTATCTGTATTACTAGCGATAATGACGTTATACCTGTTTACGCATTCAAAATGGAAAAAGGACTGATGGACCTTCTCAAACAATACAAACACATGTGGATGTACGATGGCGAAAAAAATACTTAAATTCTTAAAATCAATATTTGGAACTGTAGACCGTGTTGTCATTCGTGATACGCACGTGGACATAGTGGATTTTAAATTCGGCTTCGGAGAGATTGACGATGCTGATATTAATATCCAAGGGCAGGCTTATCTACTTGGGGTCTTGGATAGATTCCCACAGATTCAGACTGCCACAGTTCACTTTCTAGCGCCTCGTCGGGATGAGGTATTGAAGCACAGCTACAAGCGCGAAGATATGGAGACAATCCGTACTCGTGTTAACCTACTTGTTAACCGCGCTGAGTCTGATGACAAAGTACTCACCCCGAATACAGAGGCGTGTAAATTCTGTAAGCACAAGCTCAGTTGCCCTGCCCTATCTGAAAAGATGTTACCGCTGGCCAAGAAGTACAGCGCAGGCGAGGCAGACTTTGAGATGACTTTGTGGGAATCCTACAGCCCGGCAGAGATCAACGACCCTGTTGTATTAGGCAAGATGCTTAATGTGGCTACTGTTGTTGAGAAGTGGGCATCAGCTGCTAAGGCTAGGGCTTTGGAGCTTGCTGTCGAAGAGGGCGAGGAGATCCCAGGTTATTCTTTAAACTTCAGAAATGCTACTCCTAAGATTCGTGAGACACAGGATGCTTTTGAAGCTGTGGAACATCTACTTACACCTGAGGAATTCATGTCTGTATGCTCCGTAACTCCAGCAGCTATCGCGAAGGCGTACGCTGAGAAGTTAGAACGTGGGCAGAAAAAGACCGCACGACCTACTGTAGACCAAGCACTGGAAGAGTCTGGTGTTATCTCTTCAGTAGAAGAGCGGTCAATGACTCCTTATCTGAAGAAGTCAAAAAATCTTTAACTTGAGTGTTATACATACGCATAACTCTCGTTCAACATAAACAAAGTATAAGGAGATAATATAGCAATGGCTAAATCATCATTAAAAGAAAGTAAATCAGAAGCGCTGGAAGTTGCAGAAGCAACTGCCGACATCATCGAAGGAGCACCCACCGGTAACATGGCACTAGCCACAGGCAGTGCAGGAATCGTAGGTGATCTGGACGCTTCTGATATAGAGTTCCCCAAGCTAGGAATAGCCCAAGGGGTTGGACCTTTGTCTGAGAACTTCCGTAAGGGAGCTATCGTATTAGACGGAGAGTTTGAGATCAGCGATGGAACTAAAGAAGTGGAGTTCACCGTGCTTCGTATTGGTAAGTTCTTTGAAGAGAACATCCCATTCGGAGAAGGCGAGATTCCTCGTATTGTTACACCGGCTGAGCAAAAGGAAATCGGTGGTACCATCGTAGGTCACAGAGGTGACAACGGCAGCTGGGTACAACCAGACTGGAAACCAATGGCAGACGCATTGATCTGTATTAAAGGCGGAGAGCCCGCTGAAGCGTTTCCTTTCACCCATGGTGACGACAGCTATGCGTTCGCCCTGTGGCGCATCAAACGAACCGCTTACGACAAAGGAGCCAAGCCCATATTCTCAGCTGGTGCGACTTATTACCGCAACGGATTGAAGAACGGTTCCTTCACCTTAACCACGGAGAAGTATCAGTTCGGGAACAACGTGGTACACGGCCCAAAGATCAAAAAGGGTAAAGTACACGATCCTAAATTCATTGAATGGCTAAGCGAGTTTTGCTGATCCGACAGGATTAGACTCATGTGGTGTGAGTGGGAGTCTGAGGTTTTTCGTGTTTACCCTCAGGCTCCCCGACCACCACGGCTTTTAAACAACACACCACGCGCCTCATGGAATATAAATATTTAGCAATAGATTTTGAGACATACTATTCGAAAGACTACAGCATTGCTGGCAGCTCTACATATCAGTATGTCAAGCACCCTGAGTTCGATGCCTATTTGGTTTCGATGTTCAATCCGGAAATTTCCTACGTTGGACAAACAGGGTTGTATCCTGACTGGAAGAAGTTAGACGGATACACATTCCTCGCTCACAACGCCTCGTTCGATCAACGATGTTTTGAAGAGTGTCAGGAAAAGGGAATAATCCCACCGATTAAAGTAACGTGGATTTGCACCGCAGATATGTGCGTGTATTTTCAGTATCAAAGAAACCTCAAAGGAGCCGCCAAGGAAATACTTGGTGTTGAGATGGACAAGGGAGTCCGTACCAACATGAAGGGCAAGACTTGGGAAGATATGATTGCGTTAGATGAATCGAAAGCGGTTCTACAATACGCACTCGACGATGCCAAGTACACCTACCAAATTTGGGAAAAGTTCTACGACCAATGGCCTGAGACCGAACGCCTGATAAGTCAGCTTACCCGCCAAATGGCATGGGAAGGACTGCCAATATCTGTGGACAAGGTAGACAAAGGTTTGAACCTGTTGGAGAAAGCAGTGTTCGAAACCAAGAAGGAGCTTCCTTGGTACAAGGAGATTGATCCCGACACTAGGAAGGAGTACGCAATCTATTCTAAAAAAGCCATGGCGATCGAGTGTCGTAAGGCCGGTGTAGAGCCACCCAAGAGCTTAGCCAAGGGTGATCCAGACTTAGAAGAATGGATGCGTAAGTATGGAAGTAAGCTAAACTTTGTGGCGGCAATGCAGAGGTTTACTCGTGCTAACAAGCACCTAAAAAATCTTAGACAGATAAAGGACAGGCTTACGGATCAAGACCGTATGTCGTACAACTTGAAGTATTGGGGCGCGGATGTGACTGGAAGATGGAGCGGAGACTCTGGGTTTAATGTTCAGAACATGCCCAGGGAAACACAGTACGGTGTTAACATTCGTAACTGCATCACTGCACCTGAGGGAAAAACTCTGATAGTAGCTGACCTCTCGCAGATTGAGCCGAGGCTTACGGCTTACTTAGCTGGAGATGACAAGTTCTTGAAACTACTTAGTCAAGGTATGTCACCCTACGAAGCTCATGCTCGTCAGACAATGGGGTGGACAGGCGGGAAACTTAAGGATGAAGATCCTGAATTGTACATGCTCGCTAAGGTTCGTGTGCTTCAGCTTGGTTATGGCTCTGGCTGGTTTAAGTTTGCGGAGACTGTTGCTTCTTACGGGCAGACTCAGATCTTAGATCTTCCGTTTAGCAAGCAGGACGAGCACAGGTTCGAACAGTTTGCAAAGTCCTACCAACCCGGCAAGGCCTCTCAGTACCGAGACCTACCGACTGAGGAGAGACGCCAATGGGTAAACGCCTTCATTCAAGTTCAAGACTTCAGGGACAAGAATCCTAAGATCACCTACTTGTGGAAATTAAGAGATAGGGAGTTAAAGGAAGCAGCTTCTGATGCGGATGTTGATGTCTATTCTGTGGATTTACCTAGTGGTCGAAGTATCAAATACTTCCGCCCTACATTCACGAAAGACAACGTTACTGTAGCTACCCAAAAAGGAAGCCTTCGCAGAGTACCTAGTTACGGTGCCAACATATTTCAGAACAGCGTCCAGTCGCTGGCTAGGGATGTGTTTTTAAACTGTTTACTAAATCTGAACGATAAAGGTTTCCGAGTTGTTCTCCATGTACACGACGAAGTTGTTGTAGAAGTTGATGAGGAGTTCGCCACACACGCCAAACAAGATGTTCGCGAGTTAATGATCACCCCACCCGATTGGTTGAAGGGTGTGCCGTTAGATTGCGAGGCCATCATAACCAAGGAGTATTTGAAATGATTATTGGACTTGCAGGAGGTAAAGGAGCCGGTAAATCAACCGTGGCCCGCTGTATTAGATATAAATTTGGTTATAAGATCTTAAGCTTCGCTCAGCCGATCAAGGACATGCTGATGAGTATGGGGCTTCAAGAGTATGATGTTAACGATCCAGACCTTAAAGAGATTGTGAATAGAGATTTCACAAAGTCACCTCGTTACATGATGCAATCGCTGGGCACCGAGTGGGGGCGTGAGTTAATATCAGATAGGATATGGATTACTTGTTTAGAACAGAGAATGGTTCCCTACTTGGACTACGTCATTGACGACGTACGCTTTGAAAATGAAGCGGAGTTTATTCGAAGCAAGGGTGGTAAAATCATTCATGTGGAACGCCACAAGTTAGGTACTCTTGGCGACTTGCACATTTCTGAAGCAGGCATATCTGAGGAATTTATAGATAAAACGATTAAGAACCTTTCACCATACGGGGGAGACCTCGAGAACGTTGTGGTGAGTACGATGGAGGAAATAAATGGAAAACGAACTGTTCACCCTTGAAAATTTAGGTAGTCGCACTGTTACTAAGCGTAAACCTTGGGAGCTTGACTTTAAGATCCCACACTTTCGCAACTCGAACGAGTACAAGAACTGGGCTACCCAACGAAGCACTAAGTACCTAGCGTACTCAACTGCTGAGGGTGTCAGTCCTGACCAGCGTATTTCGTCCGACAACCCTATTCGTTATCTGCACGGTGTCTGTGCTGATTGGGATGCGACCTTTGACGACAAAGAGTTTGAGGATACCATACGCAGACTGCTCGATTGTGAGTTTCCAGTAAATTACATATCCCGAAGTTTCTCTGGCGGTATTCACGCTGTTTGGTTTTTTGAAAAACCTATATACATGCACGGCAAAAAGCCTAACCTAAGGTTTCTCAAAAGATTGGTTAAAGAGCTTGAGTTAGACGGCAGAGATGCGATCGCCCGTGGCTTCGATGAAGGTAACTTTATCCGCCAGCATTACTTACTACATGGTAAGGATTGGCGAGCGGTACAGCCTTCGGCTAGAATACCTATGGATTCTCTGCACTACTGGCAGTACGAAGAATCTCGTAGCTCCGACTTTGAGACACAGGGCACGACGATACCTTTAGATGTAGTGTATGAAGAAGTACAACGCGTTTGGCCTGACCACAAATGGCCGGGGGAGTTTGTTGATGGTGCTCGCGGACCAACATTTTGGGATCCGGGTGGAAACCACAAAACAACTAACGCTGCGATTGTCAGAAGTACGGGTATGCAGTGCTTCAATATGATAAAGGGTTTTTATACTTGGGCAGAAGTTTTGTCCCCAGGTTTCGTAAGACAGTTTGAGGTTGGTAGGATTGGATCGGCAATCGAGTCGTATTGGTTTGATGGCAGAAATTACTTTGTGCAAGACGGGTCTGGTGGCTTCTTTATTAACTCAAAGGATGAGTGTCTTTTAGACCTTCAATGTCGTCATGATCTATCCGCTAGACCGGGTAGGCATGAGAATGTAAGCGAAGTCAAACGAGCTTTGTTCCAGATCAACACGGCTAAACGTGTAGAAGCTGGCCTACCTTTCTGTTTTACTAAAAGCCCGATTGTTAAGCACGAGAATAGAACTTACTTTAACACAGCTCGGGTTAAACCTCTGACCCCTTTAGATCGGGATGTTACCATCGAAGACTTCCCCGTTATCTGGGAGTGGATGAACCACATGCTCGATTACCAAATGCAACACGAGCTAGACTGGTTAGCCTACGCTTACCAAAATGCTTTAGCTGGCACACCCAAACGTGGACATGCTCACTTCTTAGTTGGCCCACCAAACTGCGGTAAGACTCTGTACAACACACAGGTACTCGGTCAGTTGTTTGGTGGCGGTATCAAGGCATCTGAGTATCTCACAGGTAAATCCGAATGGACCGATCACCTCTTTGAGTATGGCGCGTGGTTGGTGGACGATGAGGCGCCGTCCGCCAGCCCCGCCATGCACACAGCTTTCACAGCAAAGCTCAAGGAGCACATTGCTAATGAT